GATAGTGGCGCATTTTTAATAACAGCTGCGGAAAATTCTGTTGCATCAAACGAATTGATGACAATGGCAATGGATGGCAATACAACTTTTGCAGATGGATCAATAGATGTAGATATTGCATCACATGATGGAAGTAATGGTTTAAAATTAGGCGGAACATTAGTAACAGCTAGTGCAGCAGAACTTAACTATACTGATGGAGTAACTTCCAATATACAAACTCAGCTTGATACAAAAGCGACAACAGGTAAAGCTATTGCTATGGCTTTAGTCTTTGGTTAAACTTAGGAGAATATTATGGCAAATCCAAATCTAGTAGCAGTAACTTCGATATATGGTAATAGTATAAATGGAGCTTTAACAACTACTACGACAACTGATTTATTAACTTGTGCAAGTAATAAGTTATTAAAAGTAAACAGCATTATTATTGCAAATATTGATGGTACAAACTCTGCTACTGTAACAATGGGCATTATTAAAAGTGGTGGTTCAGTTGTGCTATTTGCATCAACTATTGCTGTTCCAGCAGATGCAACTCTTGTCTTAATAGATAAAAACTCAAGTATTTATCTTGAAGAAGGAGACATCTTAGAAGGTGGTGCAAGTGCTAACTCAGACTTAACTTACACCATTAGTTATGAAGAACTAGATGATGCGTAAGGAGTTAAATTATGGCTCATTTTGCAGAATTAAATAACAATAAAGAAGTATTAAGAGTAGTTGTAATATCTAATGATGATATAGATGCTAATGGCGGAGATGAATCTACGCAAGCTGAAACATTTGTTTCTAACTTAATACCACATCAAAGTGGTGGAGTTTCTTGGAAACAAACTTCTTACAATGGTAATTTTAGAAAACAATATGCAGGTGTAGGATATACTTACGACTCTGTAAAAGATAAGTTTATCAGACCTCAACCTTATCCTTCATGGACTTTAAATGCTGATGATGATTGGGAGGCACCTGTTGCATATCCAACAGTTCAAAACGTAGACGAAAACATTCAATTACCTGTTAAAGAATGGTCAGAAGATGATCAAACTTGGAAATCTACAGGGACAGACTCTAATAATTATCTTTGGAATTCAGCTACTTCTAGCTGGGATTTAGCATAAATATAGACTTTATATTTATATATGATATGTATCGTACTTATAAAGTATGATTTGGCCAACTGTTTGTATAGATAATTTTTTTGATAACCCTGATAAGGTTGTTGAAGTAGCCAACTCTTTTCCCTATGAAAAAGATAAAACAGGTAAGTGGCCAGGAAAAAGATGTGAGCACGTTGGTAATCTTCATTATGAATTATTTCTTTATTCAAGTAAAAAAATAGTAGCTTCAATATTTCCAAACGAATATAAAAATTTACAATGGAACTGTTCTCAATTTTTTCAGAAAATAAAACCAGAAGATCATAGAGGACCTGGTTGGGTTCACAAAGACGACCAAGCAGAATTTACTTGTATTATTTATTTATCTAAGAATCCAAATAACGGAACATCTTTATTTAGTAATAATAATTTTTTTAATTATAAGATGGATAAAAACACAACTGTTAAATGGAAATATATAAAAGAAAATAAAACATCTAGTTCAAAAATTTATCAAAATGCATTAAAAGATAACAATTCTAATTTTACAAAAACATGTTCGTTTAATTCTATTTACAACAGAATGATTCTATTTGATTCAAATCAATCTCATGGAGTCGATAATTTTGACAATGATGATAATGAAGAAAGACTTACCTTAATTAGTTTTTTTTATGATTTAAGTAGGACCGATGGTTCATTATTAAAAAAACATGGAACAGAACACAAGAGAATATAATGCTTTTAAAAGAACACTATTGGTTTTTTGAATCTGTTTTGCCAAATAAATTTTGTGATGAAGTTGTAAAACTAGCTAAACAAAGAAAATTAAATTTAGGTAATATTGGAAAATACACTGATTTAAAAAGAAAGCTAAATAAAAAAGAAATCAAAGATTTAAAAAAGAAAAGAAATTCAAACATAGTTTTTATGAATGATAAATTTCTTTATGATGAAATATGTCCATACATAACTATAGCCAACTCCGCTGCTAAATGGAATTTTGATTGGGACTGGTGTGAATCTATTCAATTTACTGAATATAAAAAAGGTCAACACTATGGATGGCACTGTGATTCTTTACCTGAACCCAATAATTCTCCAGATATTAATTTTAAAGGTAAGATAAGAAAGTTATCATGTATTATAAGTTTATCAGATGCAAGCGATTATAAGGGAGGTTTATTAGAATTTGACCCTAGAGACTATGATCCTATACTCGACAAACCCTCTAGTAAAATTTTAAAATGTAAACATCTACAGAAAAGAGGTTCTATAGTTGTATTTCCATCTCATGTTTGGCATAGGGTTAAACCTATAACACAAGGCATTAGACATTCTTTAGTTATATGGTGTTTAGGATATCCTTTTAAATAAATGTATTTTGAAGAAAAAGAATTTTTATCTAAAAAAGAATGTAAAGAAATAATAAATATCTATAAAGATAATTTAGATAAAACTTATATTCATGGTTCTAAAACTACAGGGACCAAACCCTTAAAAATAAAGAACATACATTATTCTATTTTTAATAAAATATTAAATGTTATTGAGAATAAATATGTAAAAAAATTTTTTAATAAATGCGTGCTTTCAAATTATGAAATAGTGTTATGGCCTAAAGGTTCTTATATGAATTCTCACTATGATGAGGGAGATGAGTGTGGGTTTTTTATATATTTAAATGATGATTACAAAGGAGGAGAGACAGAGTTGGTAGGTATTAAAAAAATTAAACCAGAGGCCGGTAAGTTACTCTTGTTTAAAAATGGAAATATGTTACATAAGGTTAATAAAGTTAAAATAAAAGAGAGATACATGTTAGGAGGCTGGTACATATGAATCATATGCAAAATATATTTGGAGTTCCATTGTTTATAAAAAAACTTGATTGTGATGGACAAGATATAAAAATAAGAAAAGGAATAAAAAGTATTAATAAAAAATTATATGCTTTAGTTAAAAAATTAGAAAAAAAAGAAAAACACTTAAAAACAGAATTTAGTAATTTAGGGGGTTTTCATTCTAAACCTTTAATAAAAAATAAGTTAGCAGAAGAATTTGTAAAATTTATACAGCCTATGGTGTACGATAATTTAAGATTGTTTCATTTTAAAAATGATATTCAAGTTACTTTTGAAGAACCTTGGTTTATTATAAATAGAAAAGGACATGAAAATCATATGCACACTCATAGTGGCAGTGACTTTAGTATTGTCTTTTATGTTAAAGCTCCAAAAAATTGTGGAGATATAACTTTTTATCAAAACTCCTATATCAATCATGGGTGTTCTTATTTTAATTTTGAAATGACAGCACAACATGCTTTGAACTCTATGAGCTGGAAAGTAACACCAGAGGAATCAATGATGGTTATGTTTCCAAGTTATTTACAACATTCTGTAAAAGAAAATCTATCAAATGAGGAGAGAATTAGTTTTGCTTTAAATATAAAACTTAAAGAAATCAAATGAGTTTTAAAAAAGATGGATACAGCGTAATTAAAAAAGCTTTAGATAAAAGTTTAATACATTTTTTAGATAAATATATATCTTTAAAAAAAGACATATTTACTTTCTTAACCAATACAAAATCTGTATCTCCTTTAAATGAAGATTATGGAAGTTGGGGTGATTCGCAAATTCCAGATAAAAAAATATATAATCTGTACGGTGATCCTGCTTTAGATATATTGTTATTAATTTTAAAAGATAAAATGCAAAAAGAAGTAGGATGTCCTTTAATAGAAAATTATAGTTATTGTAGAATTTATATAAAAGGAAATGTTTTAGAAAAACACACAGATAGAAAACATTGTGAATTTTCTACTACTTTAAATATTGCAGGAGATCCTTGGCCTATTTTTATTAAAAATAAAAAAAGTAAAAACGTACAAGTGAATTTATTACCTGGAGACATGTTGGTCTACAGAGGATGCGATCTAGAACATTGGAGAGAACCTTTTACAGGAAATAAATGCACTCAAGTTTTTCTACACTTTAATAAAAAGAACAAAAACAATATAAAAAATAAATATGATACTAGACCTACTTTAGGTTTAGGTTTGTATTACAAGGAGGATAAAAGTGGAACATAGACTAAAACAATTAGAAGAAGAAAATCTAGATTTAAAGAGTAGACTTAATATGGAAACGGAAGTTAAAAAATCTGAAGTAATGTTAAATAAAGAATTAAAAGAAAGAATAGAAACATTAGAACTTCAATTGCAAACTGTTTTAAAAATAAACGAAGAATTTTGTAACAAGGTTGCAAAGTTAAGAAGGATTAATAAAGAGCTTATAGATAAATGTTAGAAACCATAGTCCATGAAATACTTCCAACCCCTGTTGGAATAACACCCTTAAATATTGATTTAAAAAAATTAACTAAGGTATGTTATCAAGAAAAGAAAAAAGGCGGTAGAAAGTTTAGTAACAGAGGTGGCTGGCAAAGTTTGGATATAAAGATAGAAGATAGAATATTAAAAGAACTTTGCAATCAAATACTAACTGTAGCAAATGAATTTAAAAAATTATATGCATTAACTAAAAAATTAGAAATATGTAATTTATGGATAAATATTAATAACTATAAAGATTATAATGTAACTCATACTCATCCTAAGTCTTTATTTTCTGGTGTTTTTTATGTTGTGTGTCCAAAAAATTCTGGGTCAATAGTTTTTGAAAGAGACATAGAAGTTGGATGTTATATAGATCAAAGAGAACAATGTTCTGAGTTTAACAAATACAATTCTACTATCTGGAGTTTTAATAATGTCGAGGGTGAATTATTACTTTTTCCATCGTGGTTAAAACATAGAGTCGAAGCAAACTTATCTAAGAAAGATAGAATATCTATTTCGTTTAATATTTCAACTTATGAATGATAATTTTAAAAATGTATTAGAATACATCGCAAGAGAAGGTGAGATGTATGACACATACGCAACAGCTTTATTTATGTATTCGCTATTAAAAATGAAAAAACCTCAAAACTTTATAGAGTTTGGAACTGGTTTAGGTTGCACTTCTTTTATGGCAGCTCAAGCATTTCAAGAAAATGGTTTTGGCAAAGTATATACATTTGATAACGGGGAACATTGGAAAGGATATGGAAAAGAAGGAACATACAAATCTTTCATAGAAAACAAGATTAAAGAATTAAATATAAGTAAACAAATTAAATTTGAGTTTGGAGATATTTATATGAACAAACTTAAAGTAAAAAAATTAGATTTTGTATTTTTTGATTTTTATAAAGAACCCTTAGCTTTATTAGATATGTTTGCTTCTATTTTACCGAAAGTAAATAAATACTGTAATGTTTTTGTTGATAGTGCACCTTGTTTTTGGCCTGCATATAGTATGTTAACAATGTTAGTGGAGACTTTACAAAAAGGAAAAATACCCGAAACTATGTATGAGCTGTGTCCAGAAAAAGATAAATTAAAACGTTTAGTATCTACTAGTAAATTTACTTTATTAAATATTAGAAAAAGAGATAACAGTGCACATCAAAATGGAATTGCTTGGATAAAAATAGAACCACAAGATGTTCTTGTAAGAAGTTTAAAAAATGAAAATCATACCTAATTTTTTAGATCCACAAAACTTTTTAGAGCTTAAAGAAAATATGTTAGGAGCTTATTTTCCATGGTATCTTGCAGAAGGAGTAGTTAGAGCAGGGGATAATCAATTTCAATTTATCCATAACTTTTATAAAGCAAATGAAATTACAAGTTCTTTTTATAAATTGCTTTTACCCGCTTTAGATAAAATTAAACTAAGAGCTTTAATTAGAATTAAAGCTAATCTTATATATAGAACATCAAAAATAGTAGAACACGGTTTTCATATAGATAATCCTGTTCGAAAAACCACTAAACAAAAAACAGCTATTCTTTATATGAATACTAACAATGGGTATACTAGATTTAAGAAATCTAAAATTTACAGTGAAGAAAATAAAATGGTAATATTTAATGCTAAAGAAGAACACACAGGCAGCTCTTGCACTGATCAAGAGTTTAGAGTGGTAATTAATTTTAATTATTATGATACAGACTCTTAAAATAGTACAACAAAATCACAAACAATTTTACAAGGATTGTTTAATAGCTAAAGAAAGATTTGATATTAAGTTTCCTAATCAATCCTCAACCTGGAATTATCAAGTGTATAACATATTTAATTTGACCTTTGGGTCTCCTTATTTCTATGAGTTATTTTTTGAATTAAAAAAACAAATAAGAAAATATTTAAAAACAAAAGAACCTTTGTGGATGCAGGCCTGGTTAAATTTTCATCAAGAAAATGAAGTCTTAGATTGGCATCATCATGAAAACTGTAGGTGTCATGGATATTTATCTATCAATCCAGAATCAACAAAGACTATATTTGAGGATCAAGAAATAAAAAATAAAATAGGTCTTCTATATATTGGTCCAAGTGATAAAAGACATAAAGTGGTGGTCTTAAAGCCATTTAAAAAAGTTAGAGTTACCATAGCCTTTGACGTATTTAATATAATGGACTATAAAGAAGTGTGTAGAAAATATAATAAAAACATCAATATATCTTTGATGCCAATTTAATACTGTTAAAATAACCAAAAAGCATATATAATACGAGGCTTATGTTACAGAAGCTTAACTTTAAACCCGGATTTAATAAACAAGCAACAGACTCAGGGGCCGAAGGTCAATGGGTAGATGGTGACTTTGTTAGATTTAGATATGGATTACCTGAAAAAATAGGTGGGTGGAGTCAATTAACAGATTCTCAAGAAACATTACCAGGGGCAGCTCGTGCTCAACACGCTTTTACAAGTTTTAAAGGTGAGAAGTATGTAGCTATTGGAACATCTCAAGGGTTATTTTTATATTACGAAGGAGCTTTTTATGATATCTCTCCTTTTGATACAGCGATTGCAGGAGCAACTTTTGACACCTTTTCTAGTCAAAATAACGTGACTGTTAATAAGGTAGGACATGGTTTAGAAAAAGGAAGATATGTAGCTTTCTCTGCAGTTACACCACCTACTGGATATGTAGAAGCTGATTTTACAACAGGGGCTTTTGAAATATTGACTGTGCCCAATAATGATACATTTACAATTCAAATGAGAGTTAATGCTACTGGAGCGGCATCAGCTTCTGGATCAGCTATTATTGATCCTTATGAAAAAGTAGGACCTACATTTCAAACAGCTGGTTATGGATGGGGCACGTATCAATGGAACACAGGGACATGGGGAACAGCTAGAACTACAAGCAATGTGATTCTGGATCCAGGCAACTGGAGCCTTGATAACTTTGGAGAAGTATTAGTTGCAACAGTATTTAATGGTAAAACTTTTACATGGGATGCAGGAGCAGCTACACCTAGAGCCATCAGAGCTTCTCAAACTACAACAAATTTTAACACAACAAACAATCCTACAGCCAGCAGATTAACTTTGGTGTCTGATAGAGATAGGCATTTATTTCATTTTGGAACTGAAACAACAATTGGTAATGCATTAACACAAGATCCGATGTTTGTAAGAT